GCCAAAGCGCTCTTGGGTGAGGGGTGATCTTCACCGCCGGATCTCGATGAGCGGGATGGAGGTGATCGACCCGAGCCGCTCAAGGTCGAGGGTGACGTCGAGCGTGTCGGTGTCAAACCGCACCGGCACGTCAAAAGCAAAGCCTGCGGTGATGATCACCCCGGCTGCGGGCGGTTCGGCGAAGCTGACCACGCCGGTGTCGGTATCGACGCTCCATCCGGTGATCAGCTCGGTGCCGTCCAGCATCACCCGCACTGAGGCCGGGACTGGTTTTGTGATGCTGCGCGCCCAGCTTTGCGCGCCCGAGATATAGCGTTTGATCAGCTGGAAGGTCGTGGCGAGACCATCACCCAGACCGATCTGCTGATCGGCGGGCGTGTCTTGTTGCGAGGGCAGCCCGCTTTTGTAATCGGCCCAATCCTTGAAGCGAAACCCGTGCAGGCGGCCGCCTCTCGCCTCGAAGAACGCGACCACCGCCGCCAGATCATCGGCGCGGCGGATGCCGTAGGCCACATCATAACGGCGGCGCGAATTGGCCCAGCTGGCGTTGCGCTCCTCGTCACCTGAAGCCAGTTCCACCACCTGCGTGCGCCGTTCTGGCCCGCCGCGCGCCCCGCGGCTGATGTTGTCGGGAAACCGCACCTCGTGAAACGCCATCATATGCCCCTCTGGCCCAGCGACACCGCGCGGGCAATGTCGGCGGCGACCTGTGTTCTGGACTGCCGGAAGCTGTCGGTATCGCGGGCATTGATGGTGACATTGACGGCGGGTGCTGCGGACTGGCCTTGGCCAAAGCCAGCCGCCTCTCGACGCGACAGCACCCGTTCGCCGCGTTGCAGGATCGCCGGAACCTCGTCCGGGCGCAGCCCGGCAAAGCCACCCGAATGCATGCGCGGCGCATTGGCAAAGGCCAGCGCTGGCACCATGCGACCGGTGCCCGGCGATCCGACCACGCCGCCTGCGTGCAGGATACTGGCAAACAAGCCGCCCGCACCGCCCAACGCGCCGGAGAGCGCATTGGCGATCGGCCCCAGGATAAATCGCCGCGCCGCCAGCTTGGCCAGATCGGCGATCATGGAAGTGACCAGATCGCCGAAGTCGAGCTTGCCGGTCTTCACAAACTCACCCACCGCGTTCTCGGCGCTCTGGAAGGCTCCGACCAGCGTGCTCCCGATATCGCCCCCGATGTCGCGGGCCTTGGCAGCATAGTCGGCCAGTGTGGCGGTGACGGTGGCCCAGCCGGTCAGGGCGGTTTTTGCGCCCTCGGCGGTCGCTGTCCCGGCGGCCCGGCCAGCCGCCCCGGCACCCCCGGCGGCACGGCGCGTGCTTTCAAGTTCCTCGCTCAGCTTAGCGGCGGCGGCATCGGCTTTGGCCAGTGAGGCCTCTGCCTCCGCCCCGCTGCCGGTCATGGCATCGCGCAGCGCCTGCAAACTGGCGAGCGGCCGACCGGCGGCATCGGCGAGCATGCCCGCCGCCTCGCGAAACCCATCGGCGCGGGCGCGGGCATCCTCGGCCATCGCGCCGAGGCCAAGGTCTGGTGGGTCCAGGAAGCTGCGCGACAGCGCGGCAGAGAAGGCATCGGCTGCGGCAGTGCCAGCGGCTGTCGCGGCGCCCTCGAACGGGTTGCCGATCCGGCCCAGTCCCACCGGGTCGAGCGTGCCGATCCGCACACCGCCCTCGCCGGTCGCCCATTCCGGCAGCAGCGCCAGCGCCGCGTTAAGCCCTTCGATGAAGCGGTTGATGCGGGTGACGACACCATTCAGCATCGCCTCGACACCGGAGATCAACCCGTTTGCCGCCTGAAACGCGAAGTCGCCGATGGTACCGGGCAGTCCGCCCCAGATCGCCACGGCGGCATCAAAGGCCCCCTGAAAGATCGCCGCAGTCCGGTCGCCGAATCTCACCACGCCCGCGATGGTGCCCTCGAGTTCTGACAGACCGGACGCCTTCAGCTCCTCCCAGCCTGCGGACATGCGCGCGAGCGCACCATCCAGTGCCAGACCCATGCGGGACCACACTTCCCTGGCCAGATCACCCAGCAGCCGGAACGCCGCGCCCACCCCGCCTGCGCCCGCGACCAGCCTTGTGAACTGGAACACCAGCTCGCCCGCACCGACGATCAGCGCGCCAATACCGGTGCGGATCAGGGCACCGCGCAGCACGACCAGTGCCGTCGCCAACCCGCGCACCGAAAGCGCCGCCGCTGCCAGCCCGGCCACCCAGCGCCCGGCCATGACGCCTGCAAAGGTCGCGGCGATGGACGTCAGCCGCCCGATGTTGTCAAAAAGCGCCCGGATTGCGATGCCCAGCGGCCCAGAGGTGCGCGCCACGCTCGCCAGCGCATTGGCCACCGCCTCCAGCGCCGGGGCGGCCGCTACCGCCAGCTGGTTCGAGACCCCGCGCCAGATCAGCCCCAGCCGGGAGATCGCGTCATTGGTGCGCTCGATCTGGGCGGCGTCCTGATCAGAGACCGCCACTCCGAAATCGCGCACATCGTCGCTGGCCTGGCGCAACGTCGCCGTGTCGATCCGGGTGAACACCAGTGCTGCGCGGTCGCCGAAAAGCTGCGAGGCGACAGCGGCGCGCTCGGCCTCTGGCACAAACTGGCCCAGCGCCTCCTGAATGGTGGCGATGCGTTGATCCAGCGGCAGGCGTTGCAGATCCTCAGCCGAGAGCCGCAGGCGGCGCAGGGCGTCCACGGCGGGGCCGGTCCCGGCAGCCGCCTGAGACAGCCGCCGCGTCAACTGCACGGTGGCCTGTTCGACCTGACCCATCGACACGCCCGCCAGATCGCCTGCGCGTTCCAGCACCTGAATGCTGGCCACGGTCGTGCCGAGTGAGGCCGCGAGCTTGGCCTGCGCGTCCACCGTTTGCAGCCCCGAGCGGATCATCGCGGCCCCGGCAGCGGCCAGCGCGGCGGTGGCAGCGGCCGCAGCCAGCGTGGCGCGGCGGGCGAATGCGGCGACGCGGGCATTGGCCAGATCCATCTCGCGGCTGAGACGGCCAAAGCCGCGCGCGCCAGCCGCGCCCACGCCCTCCAGCTCGGCGCGCACCTGGCGGCCGCCTTCCGCCACGAGGCGGACAGAGACCCTCTTCTCAGCCATCGCGGCTTCCTTCCATCTGTTCGTTGAGTTTGCGCACCATCACCGCCTCGATCTCGGGCAGCAGTTCGGCGGCGACGAGGGGGGCGATGCCCAGTGCGCGAGCGAGGGCAATTGCCGCGCCCATGTCCCAGCCCAGGACCGCGCCGGGGATCACCCGCAGCTGGCCGCCAAGGCGGCCGACCAGATCCCAGATCTGCCAGCCCTCGAAGCTCTGCGGACGGTTCAGCCGCGCCGGGCAGTCCGGGCAGGTTTGCGTGCAGGCCTGGCAGTATCGCTCGCCTCCGCCGAAGGACCACTCGGCAAGGGCGCAGAGCCGTTTTTTTCCGCGTCCAGAATAAGACCCCGCGCGACATAGGAGGTCTGGAAGGCTTCAAAAACCGGCCAGATCTCCAGCAGGGCATCGATGCCTTCCGGCGAAACGGGGATGATGTTGCCCGCGTCATCGCCGACACCTTCCCAGTCGAGCACGGCGCGGCGGGCGACGGCTTTGGCCATGGCCAGCGCCAGGTCTTCCTGGCTGGCATCCTGGGGCAGGGCCTCGACGGCGGCATCGGCGCGGGCCGAGACCATCAGCGCGGTGGTCAGAGGTGCGACCCGCAGGCGCAGGCCGGGGGCAAGCTCCAGCCATTCGGGGCTGGCGGTCAGGTTCAGGCGGATCATCAATAGGCCTCCACATCATTGATCAGGGTTGCGGTGCACATGCGGCCAAGGGTGCTGTCGCGCGCTGCCTGCCAGTCGAAGGTGGCCTGCACGCCCTGCGGTCCGGAAATCTCGATGCGGGGACGGGGCAGATAGACGGCGTGCACGGTGAAGCTGAAACTTTCGCCCGTGGGCAGGACATAGGCGAAACTGATCTCGGCGGGATCGCCGTTGATCGCCTGGCTCACCAGCGTGCTGTCCGCAAAGCGGACCTCAATCCGCCCCGTGAGTGCTGCGATGCTCGGGTCGGCCCCGTCGATCCTGCCGTCGCTGCGGATGGTCTCGATCCGGTCGAGGTTGTTGGCATAGGTGATCTCGGCCGAGACCACATTGCCCAGCGCCGTGCCATTCCGGCTGATCGCGCCGTTGAAATGGCCAAACCGCTTCAGCGCCTGATCGGCGGGCGTGCCCGCGCTGGTTGTCGTGGCGATGACTTCACCCTGCGCCACCAGCCGGGCGGTGGCCGTCAGCAGCCCCGAGCGCTGCACCTGCCAGCTGAGCTGATCCAGCACGCAGCCGGAATACATCGCAAAGCGCGGCACCTCGGGCATGCCGGTCTCGATGGACATCGAGGGCAGTTCCCATGCGCCCGATCGGAACTCATGGGTGTAGGGTGCCGCCGCGCCGGTTGTAACCGGATCGCCAAACGCCGCCTTGAGCCAGAACCCGAACCCCGCGGCATCGATCGGCACCACCACATCGCCATCCGCCGTCACCGCGTCCTTGATCGGGGCGAGGGGATCGCGGCCATAGCCCAGGAGTTCGCTGTTCAGCAGCGGCTGTTCCGATCCGAGCGAGGTGCTGGCGAAGGGCATCCTGGTAAAGCCGCCAGCGGGCGGGGTGCCGTAAACTGTCTCAAAGCCGAGCGCCATCTGCGCCCGCGCGCCTTGCGCACGTGCCATGGGGGTCTCCTGTTGTTGGGGGTGTCAGGCCAAGGGGCCGGGGTTGGTGTAATGCAAGACGATGGTGATCACCGCAGCTTTGAGGGCCGCCGCGCCCTCGATGGGCAGATCGACCGAGGCCGGGGCTTCGGGTTCAGCCCAGTCGCAGAGGCCGCCCAGTGTGCGGTCGGCCTCCAGCGCCGCGCCGATGGCGGCGATCAGGTCGTCGAAGGCACTGGCCCTGCCGGTGCCAGCCTGGACAACCACCTCCAGCTCGGCCCGGTGCTGGTAGTGGTAGCGCAAGGGCGACAGTGTCACCTCGGGCTCGCCCGGCTGGCCATCGCGCAGGATGATCAAGCCGGTTGCCGGGATCCGCTCGGGCAGTACATCATCGCGCAGCACAAGGGCGGCAAGTGGTTGCAGCCGCGTGTGCAACGCGGCGAGGACGGTTTCGCGGGTGGTGGGCATTGGGTGAACCTTGACCGATTGGGAACGATGTTGGGCTCAGCGAACCTTGCCCAGCGGGCGAAGGAGAAGCGCCAGATCGCGTTTTCTCGACAACCTGCTTATAGGGCGCATCTGTTGTGCGAGGATATCTGGGATAGCGGCAACCGAAGCCGAGCGCTAAGCTCTTCTTCAAATCGAACATTTTCTTGGAGTGCCGACATTGGGTAGCGTGAAAGAATATTATCACGATGAGCTTTCGATGGGGGCTCAACGCTGGGTTTCAGATGTTTTTTTCATTTGTCCTGTCTGCGCAAACGAAATCCGGCAGGAGGTCGATGTGCCGGAGCCCAACTACGCCGGAGAAAAATCTAGCGAGATGGTCTCGGAAGGGGAGGTCGAGATCCATTGCGACGGTTGCGACAACTACTTCGACGGCGACGCTTGGGCGGGCCCGGCCCATTGTGACATCACGCTACGAGACTACCCTGAGACGACGGTATCATGCGATCCGCCCGGTTACGACCGACCTCCTGAAGATTGGGACGATTGGAAGGTCCCCGATGATCCAGCAAGCGTTTTCAAGGCAAACGTCACTGAACTCCACCTTTTGATCGATCAACAGGCTCAGGCCGACGGTTATAGCCTCATGAACCGTATGATCTTTGCGCAAATTCTGACATTCTTGGAGGCGTATTTTTGCGACACGCTCATTTCCGGACTCCGTCAACGTCCAGACCTATTGGTAAATTTTGCGGAACGAGATGGCTCCATATCGCAAACGGGTTTCAGCGCATCCGCTATACTTCGCGACCCGGACCACGTTCGAAAGGCGGTTGAGCACAACCTGAAATCGAGGCTCTACCATCAATTTGGAAGCGGGAAGGCCGACGGAAAAGGAAAGCCGAAGGCCGAGGGAGTCCCCCTATGGTATGCGATGGCTTTTGGGTTCTCACTTGCAGCAACAGATGATGATTTGAAGTCGCTTAGAGAATACGCAGCGCTGCGCCACGATTGCGTTCATCGAAACGGCAAGACGAAAGATGACAAGGTTCTAAACCTGTTCGATAAGACCTATCTGATGAAGGCATTGGCGCTGGCTGAGCGCATCGTGAACCACATCGAGGCATCTATTCGGTCGTTACCTCCGGTAAAGCCAGAACCATTCTGATTATGTGGTGAGTTACCCGAACCGTTCATTGCCCCGGGACCCCGTTGCGGAAGATGGTTGCCCACCCTACACCCATCCCGCCACGATCCGCCCCGGTACGCCGTCCACCACTCGCTCCGCATCCCGCGCCAGATCCAGCCGCTTTCGTAGTTTGACCTGCGGCACCAGCAGGAAGATCGGCACTGTGGTCAGCCCACGACCTGTTTTTGAGCGCGACGCCACCGCGCGCCCCTTGGTGTTCAACCGCCCCTCTGCGACCAGCAAGCTCGGCCCGCGACGACGGAAAACAAACCGCAGCCGCAGCCCGGTGCGGCGTTCCCATTCACCGGGGGTGATGCGGCCGCCTTTGCTGCTCTTGCCTGCAGCCGGAGTGGGGATCGCCAGCCAGAACCCATTCCTGGACCTGATCAGCGGCCCCGTGTCATGCGCGCCGATGATCACCGGGGCCTTGGACCAGACCAGCGCCGCCGCGTTCAGGCTGTCTCCAGATTTGGGAAAGCTGGCGAGGCGGATGCTGTTGCCAAGCCGGGTGCCGAGGCCAGCGCCGGTGATCTGACCGCGCCAAGCGGATTTCAAGGAGGTGCCCGCCTCGCGCATCGCAGCTGACACCGCTTTTTCACCGGCGGCGATCTCCGCCTGCATCAGCGCGACGAGGTCCGGATCGAATGCGATTTTCAACTTCATGATGGCCGCAAGTCCAGTGACCAGATCAGGCGCTCGCGGTCACGGACAGGCTCCCCTTGGATGGTGAAGCTGTCGGTGCCGATCACGATCAGATCGCCGGGGCGGGGATCGGGCAGGTCGGACACGCGGACCTCGACTATCATGGTGTCGCTGACAAAGCGCGCGGCACCAAATTCGGTGATGCGATCCGGGGCGCGGCGGATGACGCGGATCGGGTGTTCCTCTGATGTGGTCGCAGATATCCAGACAGCCGCCGCCGCCATGGACGGGTTGGCATAGATCCGGTCCATGGCGGTGGCGAAGACGGTCATGATGATTTCTGCCGCTGATCAGTTCGACGTGTGAATGCGGATTGCGATGCGCGGGCGCTTGTTGACCGGCAGGATCGAGGCTTCCGTCATCAGGTCGATCCAGCGGCCCTTCTCGTCGAGATGCTGACGGGCGTAGAGCGGCAGGCCGAGGGTGTTGGCCGCCTCCAGCAGGTTGGCCGGGCCGCCATAGGTGGTGAACGTGTCCATGGTGCCGAGCGGGAACGCGATGCCCTCACTGGCCGGGATCAGCCGTTCGGTGGCCTTGGTGGACAGGGTGACGGTGCCCGCATACTCCTCGAACACGATGCCTGCGAAGGGGAAATTGCGGCGCACATCCTGGCGCAAGGGCTGCGCGCCGGTGGCGGCATAGAACTTGTAGGCCTCCTCGGTCTTGGGATGCGCGATCAGCTTGTCGAAGAATTCCCGGCTGACGAGGGCATGCACGTCGGTCATGCTCTCACCAAGCAGGTTGTCTTCCATCGACCGCAGCACCTCGCGCACCTTGCCCTGCACATTGGTGCCTGCGGTGCCCAGAAGGAAATCCACCGAGATTTGCGCCAGGCCAAACTCGGTGAAGTAATTGTAGAGGGTTGTCCCGGCCCCGTCCTTCACGATGCCGCGCAGCGCATTCATCTCCATGTATTCGCGGGTCTGGGCGTGCTTGCGGCGCATCAGCTGCAGCTTGCGGTTCATCACCTCGACCAGCGGATCGGCGCCGTCGAAAACGCCCAGCGCCGGTTGCCCCTGAATGTCGCCGGGCAGAATGACATCGTCATGCGGGATCCACGGCAGGGCGAAGGACCGCATCGAGCGCCCCTCGCGGGTGCCGACGGTAGCGGGACCACCCAGCGGCACCGAGGGCAGCAGGTTCAGCACGCCTTCGTATTGCTCGATGATGACGGAGCGTTGGGAGACGCCCTCAAAACGGAACAGGCCGATCTGGCCGAGGCGGGTGTAGAGATTGGGCAGGATGTTGATGGCCTGCGTCATCTCGGCCAGCGAGTAGCCGCCAGCGTCAAAGGGATTGCGAACAAGGGTCATGGGGTGCTCCGGGGGAATGAGGGAAGGGGCGCGACTGGCTGGTCAGCGTCAGACGCCGTCGCGGGCGATGATGCCGACGGCGGCCAGCTGGGCGATCTTGGCAGTGATCTTGGTGCTGTCATCGACGGTGGCCTCGTAGGCGAGGCCCGCGCGCGACACGATCGCGGGGCCACGGGCGACGACGATGCCGGTGGCATCCGCCAGCGTGGCATCGACAGCGTAAAGCAGCACGGCGCTGGCGACCTGCGACCCATCCGTCCCGGTCGCGGGTGACAGGGTGTATTTGCCGCTGGCGGTGATCTTCCCCAGCACCGAGCCGACCGGGTAGGGCATGCCGATCAGCAGAGTGACCACCTCGCGGGTGTAGTTCGGGTTGACCTCATATTTGAGGACATCGCCCATGCTGGGCGGTTCCGTCAGGACGGGCATTGGTCAGTCTCCATGGTTTTTGGGTGGGGTGGGGCGCTGGGTCAGCGCTTGGCGTCGGTCGCGGTTTTCTTGGCAGCGGCCACGATGGGGCTTTCCTTGGCCGCGGCGGCCGGGGCGGTGGCGATGATGCCTGCCGCATCGCTGCGGGCGGCGAGATCGGCCAGAACGCGGGCGCGCAGGGCTTCGGGTTTCAGGCCCGTGGTGACAGCATCGGCCGCGTCGATGGTCACGCCAAGGCGCGCTGCCTGCGCACAGACCTGCGCCACCTCGGCGGCTTCGGCACGCACGGCGTCGGCGGTCATGGCGGCGGTGTCAGGTGCTGCAGCGTTCACGGGCGGTTCGGGCGTGGCCGGTGATACCGTTGCCGTAGGGGGATTGGCAGCTGCATCGGCAACCGGCGCCGGGTTCGAGGTGTCGGTGGGCGTGGTGGTCATCTGTGGACCCTTTCTGCTGGAGGAAGTGGTGCCGCGCGGGGCGGCGGCGAAGGCGCGGAAGGCGGAGACGGGGTCGGCCAGGTCGTCTGCCAGACCGGCTTTGAGCGCATCGGCCCCGCGAAACACTGACGCCTCTGTCGCCAGCGCTGCGGCGTGTGTCAGCCGGTCGCCACGACCGGCGGCGACGGTTTCCGCAAACAGGAACCGCACCACCTCCAGCTCGCGCTGCATCCTGTCGTGAACGGTGTCGGGCAGCGGCTGGTAGGGGTTGGCGTCGATCTTGTGCGCGCCCGCATGGATCAGGGTGACCGCGATGCCCTTCTGATCCAGCGCCCCGCTCATGTCGGTGTGCAGGGCCACCACGCCGATGCTGCCGACAGCGCCAGTACGGGGCAGGATGATCCGGTCGGCCTGGGAAGCCAGGACATAGCCAGCAGAGAGCGCGTGTTCGGCGACAAAGGCCTGGACAGGCTTCTGCGCCCGAGCCGCGCGGATGCGGTCCGCCAGATCGAAGGCCCCGGCGACCTCACCGCCAAAGCTGTCGATGTCGAGCGCGATGCCCCGCACGCCGGGATCGGCCAGCGCTGCGTGCAGTTGGGCCGCGATCCCCTCATAGGAGGTCAGGCCTGACGACTGTCCGATCCACGCGCCGCGATGCACCAGCGTTCCGGCGATTTCGATGACGGCAATGCCCTCAATCATGGCGAAGGGCTGGGTGCCATTGCGCTGATGACGCTGGGCAAGATCATTGCCAAGCAGCGAGGCGCGGGCGGGCCTGGTAGCGACGTCGATATCGCCAGCGGGCAGATCGACGCCATGTAAGGTGATCTCCTGCCCGGTGATGCGCGGACCCAACCCGGACAGGAACGCCAGCGCCTTTGCCGGGTCGACCATCAACGGCGTGTTGAAAGCGCGTTGAGCGATCTGGGCGTGGTGCATCATGCGCCCTCCTTGGGGCCGGGTTTTTCATCGGCGGTGTCGTCGGCCTCGTCGTCCTTTTCTGCGTTGGGATCCTCATCCGTCTTGCCGCTTTCGCCCGGCCCCTGCGCCGGGGATCCCGGGCGCCGGAAGTCGAGGCCCAGTGCCAGTTCGCGTTTTCGCTCGGCTGCGATTTCGCGGTCCACCTGTTCGGCGTCGTATCCCCGCTCCGCCAGCGCCTGCGTGCGGGATTTCAGACCCGCCTCGATCTGCAGGATCTCGGCCGAGGCATCCTTCATCGGGTCGATCCAGTCCCATTTGGTCGGCAACCAGGCGCAGGCCTGATATTGCCGCCGCTCGTTGTCATAACCCGGCACGTCCAGCGCGCCGGAGAGAACTGCGGTATCCATCCAGCGCACCCAGACGGCGCGGCAGAGCTGATAGACCAGCACACCATGCTGCCAGGCCGAGATGCGACGGCGGAATTCGATGAGGCTGATCCGCGTGTTCGAGAAGTTGCCCTTGGCGGTGTCGCCGGTCAGATAGCCATAGGGCACGCCCAGCGCGGCGGCGATCTGCAGCAGCGTGCGGTACTGGAATGGCTCATAGGTGCCGCCCGAATCCGGCGTGGCCGGGGTCGACACATCCTCGCCCGGATCGAGCCGCACCACCTGACCGGGTTCGACCTCCAGATCCTCCTCGGTTGGTTCCAGCGGGGTTTCCGGGGCGGGGGAGGTGATGAACATCGCGAACATCGCCGCGATCTTTTTGCGCTCAAGCTCTGCGTCATCGTAGAGGTCGAGGGTGAACAGTTTCACGATGGCGGCGGCAAACCGCGACACGCCGCGCAGCTGGCCCGCCTCGACCGGGTCGAGGACATGGATCACATCGCCAGCCTGAACGCGGACAGTTTCGCCCGCAAGGCCGGGGTCGGTCAGATCACCCGGATGGCGGCGCAGGAAGTGGTAGGCGACGCGGCGACCGATGCCGTCGAATTCGATGCCCTGCCGGATCAGCCCCGCGCCGGGCAGGGTGCGGTTCATGTCGATGGGCAGCATCTCAGTTGGCAGCATCTGCAATTGCAGCGGCACGGTCAGGCCATCCTCTGCCCGGCGCGGCCTGATGCGAATGAACACCTCACCCGACAGGAACACTTCGCGGGCGGCTCGGCGCTGCAGCCCGTAGAAATCCGTCAGTCCTTCCGCGTCGGCATCATCGGTCCAGGCCAGCCACAATGCTTGCAGCTCTTCCTTCCTGGCCGCATCCGCGATGGAACTGGACGGTTTAATCCCGTCGCCGACGACATTGCTGGCAAAGCTCTCCACCGCATTCGCGGCATAGCCGTTGTTCCGGACCAGCCAGCGGGCGCGGGCAGTGATCGTGTCGCCCGAGGCCGCGATCAGCGTGTTCACATGGGCGCGGCTGGCGCGGAACCCGCGCAGGCGGCGGTGGGCCAGTGCGGCATCGAACCCGCCGATGAGGCTTCCGATGCGCTGGCGGAATTCTCTGAGCGCCATCGTTCACAGCCCCTTCGTGGCGACCGTGCCCCAGCGGCGGCGGCGCGGGGTGCCGGATGTGGCTTTGGCGATCCGGATTTCTAGATCGGCAATGGCATTCGCCAGTTCCGCGTCCGACCCATAGTTGATCGATTTGCCGTCATAACTGACCGAGCGGACGCCCGCGTAACGCGCCTCCTGCAGTGCGGCCAGCAGGGCGCGCATCCGTTCCAGATCCATCTCAGTCCCTCATGAAGTTCGGTGTGTAGGCCCGGCGTTTGCGCCGTGGCGTGGCCGGTGTTCCCGCCTTGGGTGGGGCGGGCGTGACCGGTTCCGAGGCCGCTCCGTCGACAGCGGCCGGAGCGACGGGCGGACGGGTTTCCACCCCGGCCTGCGTCTCGAGCCGCTGCCAGGTCGCCTCGTTCCAGCGATCCGCGCCCATGATCCAGGCCGCCGCCCGCGCATAGACACGGGTGTCGAGGGCCTCATTGCGTTCGCGCATCTTCTGCCATTCGGGGTGCGCGTAGCCGCGCTTGTTGCGCACGGTGACCAGCTGTTCGGCCACCAGTTGCTTCAGCCATTCGGTGTCGATCCAGTCGGGCAAGTGCACCGTGCCGGGGGCATCGAGGACGCCCAGAGCCCGGTCCTCGTCTGAGGGCCGTTCCAGCCGCAGGAAGCGGTAGGTTTCTGTCTTGAAGGTGGCCGTGGCCACCGACCACAGCCGCGCGCCGCGCCGCAGACGTTTGCCGCCGATGGTGGCATCGACAAAGGTCGGCCCCGACACCGGCGTCGCACGGTTGAAGCCTTCGAGGCCCTTGATCGGCGCGACCTGCTCAAAACCCTGCTTGCGCGCCCACGCATAGACCGCCGGGGCCTCATAGCCGGTGTCGATGGCGAGCTTTCCGATCAGCATCACTGCGCCATTGGCGCAGGCCCATGTCCGACCGAGCAGGGCGGTGAGCTTGTCCCAGCACATCGGATCGTCCGGACCACCGGCAATGACGATATGATCGACGAGCCAGCTCTCGAGGCCTCGGCCCCAGGCCCATACATCGACTTCGATCCGGTCCTTCTGTACATCGACGCCAGCGGTCAGGAACAAGCCGCCTGCCGGGATTTGCACGCCGCCATAGGCCTCACGCCGCTCGGCCAGCCGCTGCCATTCCGGCGCATCGCCGCTCTCGACCCATGTCTCGCCCAGCAGGGTGTTGCGCGCGGCGCGCAGCATCTCCTCCGAGCCTTGCGCGGCCAGCCACTCGCGGGCGATCTGCTGCCAGCTTTTCCAGCCCAGCGGAGAATAGAGCGCCGAGATATGAAAGCCGATGGACTGCGGATCGGATGACACCGCCGTTGCCCGCCATTCGCCCCGCTCCAGCATCTGCGTCTTGTGATGCTCGGCGATGGCGGTCTCGCAGCCCGTGCAATGATAGGCAGCGGTGTCGGGCCGCCCCTTGCCCCAGCGCAGGCGTTCAAACTGCAGCCATTGCATATGGCCGCAATGCGGGCAGGGCACGAAATACCGGCGCTGGTCGCTGGCCTCAAACTCCCGTTCAATGCGTGACAATCCCCGGATCGTGGGCGTCGAGACCATGAACACCTTCCGCCGGTGCGAAAAGGTCGTGGTGCGCGCCTCGGCCAGCGTGACCGGGTCGCCTTCCTCGTCGGCGGAGGGTGGATAGGCATCGACCTCGTCGAGAAAGATATACCGGGCAGGCATCGAGCGCAGGCCCGTCGCCGAGTTGGCACCCGTCAGCACGAGGATGCCACCGGGAAACTCTTTTGAGAGCATCGAGTTGCCCGCGTCGCGTGACCGGGCCGGGTTCACCCGTTCGCGCAGCGCCGGGCTTTCCGCAATCAGCGGGTCCAACCGCCCGCGCGAGGTCCGCTTGGCCATCTCCACCGTCGGCAGCACCGCCAGCCTGCGCGGCTTTCATGAAGCTCACGCGCTGCGCGTGGTGCCGAGGCGACAGCGCATCCATGATCTCGCGCAGGTAAGGCGCGCGGGCCGTGCGATACCGCCCCGGTTCAGCCGCAGCGCGCGACGACAGCCAGCGATGCGCATCCGCCCATTCCGACACCGTCAGGTCCGGGTCGGGGCGCATGCCGTTGCGCCAAACCCGCAGGATATCCTCGGCCCCGTCAAACCCGAGATCGAGGTCGGCTGTTAGGTCGACGTTGGCAATGTCGTCGTTATCCGAGGCTGACCCGGAGATCGGCGAGGGCGTCGAGTTGCGCTCTGACATGGGCCTCCAGCACCCTCTGCAGGATCGCGGCCTCGATCATCACCGGCGTGCCGGATTGCTTCTCCACCTCCGCTGCCACTTCGGCCGCCATCAGCGCTGCTACCCTGCTGGGCCAGGTCACCCAGGCATCGCGTTCCTGGCGCGCAAGGCGAAACACCAGCGTCTCGGCCCGGGCCCGGTCCACAAGCGTGCCCTTGCGCTTCTGGATTGCCAACTGCTTGTCCTGCGCCTGGTAGACCGTCAGCGCCGTGCGGGCTTTCAGGTAGGACGAGCTGTCTGCTGGCCCGGAAAACCCACTGTCGCCGCCGGTGCGACCGGTGCGACCGGTGCTGCGCCGCTGCTGGTCGGGGTCGGTCATGTCAGCGCGGCGCACATCGGACGCGGCGGCGTTGATCGACCCGTCACTGTAAACCACCAGCCGCCCTGCCTTGCGCGCCTTCTGGATCGCCCCGCGCGACAAACCAGAATGGGCGGAATACTCCCGCTCGGACATACCTTCCATGGCGCTTTGATTGCCTTCAAGATATTGGAATTAAACGGAAATGATCTGCTTATTCAGTTGAT